CGTTCCTTTTCTAACCCACAAAACACCTCAATTGGGCACGAACCGACACAATCAAATCCGTCATGACTAATTCTGAAAAGATCGGGCTTGATCAGGCTCAATCGACAATAGGAGGTGTGCCAACTCCACGAATTCACTCATTATTGAATGATTTACCTTCAAAAGGTCAAGAAATGATCGATTTTGCAGCTGAGATCGGCATACCTTTGATGGAATGGCAGAAGTTTGTGGCGATCCATGGTCATAAGGTCAAGCCTGATGGTCGCTGGCATCATACCGAGGCTGGGCTTTTGATTGCACGCCAAAATGGCAAATCAACTTTCATGATGCTTCGAATCCTGACCGGCATGTATGTCTGGGGAGAAAACCTGCAACTATCATCAGCGCACCGATTAACTACCTCATTAGAAACCTTTAGGCAGATGGTTTCAATCATTGAGGAGAATGATCGCTTGGCATCTGAGGTAAAAAAGATACGCTGGCAACATGGAGCTGAGGAAATGGAACTTAAAGGTGGTCGGCGGTTTGTGGTAAAAGCTGCAAACAATGCCAGCCGTGGTATTTCCAAACCATCCACTATTCATCTTGATGAGTTGCGTGAATATAAAGATGAGGATGCCTGGTCATCAATGCGTTATACCATGATGGCTGCACAAAATCCTCAAGTATGGATTTATTCAAATGCTGGAGATCAACATTCAGTAATCCTCAACAAATTGCGTGAGAGGGCATTGGCGTCAGCCACGACCAATGATCCGATCGGTTGGTTTGAGTGGAGTGCCGAACCAGATGCGCCTATAAACCTTCCGTCAGGCGAGATTAACTGGAAAGCATTTGCTCAAGCCAACCCATCATTAGGGCAAACAATTCACCCGGATAACTTAAAAGCAGTTATCAATGATCCGCCTGATATTGTGCGAACTGAAGTTTTATGTCAGTGGGTTGATACGATCAATTCAGCTATCGATGCTCAAAAGTGGGCTTTATGTCAGACCGAACCAATACCATTAGATCCTGAAAAGGAAACTTGGTTTGGACTTGATTTGTCGCCGGATCGTAAGTTTGGCGCATTAGTTGCTACTCAGAAATTAAGTGGCGAAAGATTTAACCTTGTTTTATTACATACTTGGTCAAATGATTATTCAATAAATGATTTAGCGGTTGCAAATGACATTGCACCTTATGTAAGAAAATATAATGTTCAGACTGTCGCTTATTCCAAAAGGACTGCACAAGCCGTAGCAAGTCGGCTAGTTCCAGCTGGAATTCCCATTACAGATATGGATGGGGCGATATACGCTGAAAGTTGCGATCGATGGCTTGGGGCGATCAATAGCCATAGGTTGCAACATGGTGGGCAAGATGAACTTACCCAACAAACGCTTTCCGCTGCGAAATTGCCCTATGGGGATGGGTCATGGATCATCGGAAGGCGTGCTAGTCGAGTGGCAGTTTGTGCAGCTGTCGCTTCGGCATTAGCAACTTATTTTGCGACACAACCCGAAACGGAAATTGATATACAAGTAGGATAAATCGGACTTTATGGTATATTATACCTTAATGGGATTATTCGATAGATTTCTGACAAATACCGCAATCACACCAACAGTCGATGTGGCTGCCGCTAATACGCCTTACAATTTACAAGCTGCTGTTGGCGGATTATTTTATGGCGCACAAACCGCAACAAGAGAACAAGCAATGTCAGTTCCTTCCGTTGCAAGAGCAAGAAATATCATTTGCTCAACAATTGGATCATTACCTTTAGAAACTTATAATCATTTTACAAAAGAACATTTAGATCCAAACAGAGTAATTATGCAACCAGATCCAAGAGTTGCTGGATCAGCAATTTATGCATGGATTGCTGAGGATTTATTATTTCATGGCGTTGCTTATGGTCAAGTATTAGATTCCTATGCTGCATCAGATAATAGTCGAGTTCGTGCATGGACAAGAGTTGCACCAGATAGAGTTACCTATAACTTAAACGCAAATCAAACCGAAATTACTTCATACATGGTTGATGGCATGCATGTGCCAGCATCAGGCATTGGATCTTTAATTGTATTTAGTGGATTAGATGAAGGCGTATTGAATCGAGCAGGTCGCACAATTAGAGCTGCACAAGAATTGGAAAAGGCTGCCGAGTTATATGCAAAAGAGCCAGTTCCTACAATGGTATTAAAATCAAATGGCACAAACCTTACTCCAGAGCGAATTACAAAACTTTTAGAATCATGGAAGGTTGCTAGAAACACAAGAGCGACTGCGTTCCTAAATGCTGATGTTGAATTAAACGCACTTGGTTTTGATCCGCAAAAATTGCAATTAAATGAAGCACGCCAATACCTTGCAACCGAAATTGCAAGAGCAGTTGGTATTCCTGCATCATTCTTATCTGCTGAAACTACCAGCATGACATACAGCACGACTGTTATGGAAAGAAAAGCACTTATTGATTTCAGTTTGAGAAATATCATCACGCCAATTGAGCAAAGATTATCTGCTGCTGATTTTGTGCCTAATGGTGTTGAAGTTCGATTTGATATTGACGATTTCTTGAGAGGTTCAGCATTAGAGCGTGCTCAAGTTTATGAAATCCTAAACCGCATCGGCGCAATGAGCGTTGAGCAAATCCAAGAGGAGGAGGACTTGATTCGATGAAAATCAATTTCCCAATAACCATAACCGCTGCCGATACAAACAAGCGAACCATCTCAGGAACAATTGTTTCTTGGAATGAAGCTGGAAATACATCAGCCGGCAAGACAGTATTTGCTAAAGATAGCATTGATTTCTCAAAACCTGTCAAATTGCTATTAGAGCATGATAAAACACGCCCATTGGGTAAGTTAATTGATATTACAGCTAATGACCAGGGTCTTGAAGGAACATTTAAGTTGGCTAAGACATTTGCAGCCGATGATGCCCTTGAGGAAGCAGCAACAGGTTTGCGTGATGGATTTTCCGTTGGCGTAATGGTTGATGCTTGGGATAACAAAGACGGCGCAATGGTTATCTCAAAAAGTTCATTACACGAAGTCAGTTTGGTGTCTGATCCAGCAATTGCATCAGCAAAAGTTGAAAAGGTAGTTGCAACAAATACACCAGAGAATTCCGAAGCAACCGCTGAGGATACAACAACACAGGAGGACAAAGTGTCTGATATAACTTCAGATGCTCCTATCGCAACCGAAGCGGTAGAAGCTGCAAAGTCTGAGCCTGTGGCAGTAGTAGCAGCGCAGTCAGTTGCATACACAAAGCCACGCTCACCAATTACTAACAAAGCAACATACCTAGAGCATTCAGTTCGTGCTGCCCTAGGATCAGAGGAAAGCCGTCAATATGTAATGGCTGCTGACACTACTGGCACAGTTGCAGGTCTAATTCCAACACCACAATCAACAGAGATCATCAATGGTCTATCAAATGCTGATCGTGGCTTAATCGATGCTCTATCTCGTGGCGCACTACCTGCTGCTGGTATGACATTTGAAATTCCAAAGATTACAGCTGTTCCGACAACAGCAGTTGAGGCAGAAGCCGCTGCAATCGATACAACCGACATGACTTCATCTTTCGTATCAGTTGATGTGAAGAAGTTCGCTGGCGGACAAACATTCTCAGTTGAATTACTAGATCGCTCATCTCCAGCATTCTTTGATGAGTTAGTTCGTCAAATGGAGTTTGCTTACGCAAAGGCAACTGATTCCTATGTTGCAACAATCCTAGGAAATTCATGTGCATTGGCAACAACTGCAAAAGATAACACAGCAGCAGATTTGCTAGGTTATGTTTCACAAGCAGCTGCATCAGTTTATTCAGGCTCACTTGGTTTCGCTCGCAATTTGATTGTTAATAGCACTCAATGGGGCAACATCATGGGCTATAACGACAGCGGTCGTCCAATTTACAACGCATCACAGCCACAAAACGCAGGCGGAAGCGCAACACCAACTTCACTTCGTGGAAATGTTGCTGGCTTGGATCTTTATGTATCACGCTCACTTGATGCATTTACAACTGGAGATCAATCAATGATCGTAGTAAATCCAGATGCATTTACCTGGTATGAGAGCCCACGCTTACAGCTACGCTCTGATATCACAGCAACCGGTCAAGTATCAGTTGCTTACTATGGCTATGGCGCATTGGCAGTAAAACTTGCTGGTGGCGCAGTTTGGTTCAACAAGAACTAATTAAGCCCTTAATGCCTAGGGTTGCTCCCGATCCTAGGCAGCTAATAATGGGAGAACTAAAGGAGATGACATGCCAAGCATAATTACAGCCACACAGTTGAGAAGCGTGCTTGGTGTGTCATCATCCTTGTATTCAGATGCGTATTTAGATCAAATCATTGACACAGCCGAATCAGTAATCCTTCCGCTGTTGGTTTCATTCAAAGCACCAATTCAAAAAGTTTCGCTGACTGATAATGTCGCAACTTTTACTACACTTGGAATTCATGAATTTACAGAAGGGCAATCAGTTGTCATCACAGGATGCGGATCACCATACAATGGAACAAGACTTGTCTTGGCAGATAATCTTGGACAATATACCTTTTCACAATCGATCACTAATGCCGATTTACTCGAAACTAATGTCATCCCATCCGGAGTTGCTGCCATTTCTGGCGGATCAACTTATGTTGGAAATGCAGCTGTTCAATCAGCCATCTACACAGTTTCAGTCGAAGTTTTCCAAGCAAGACTTGCCGGCGGAGGACAAATCGAAGGAGTAGATTTTACTTCAACTCCATTTAGAATGGGTCGATCATTATTCAATAAGTGCGTAGGTTTGCTCGGACCTTACATTGACACAGATAGCATGGCTCAATAAATGCCAAGCACAATTCTTTCAGATGTTCGCACACCATTAGCAACTGCATTATCAACTGTTGCTGGCAATGTGTATTCATTTGTGCCAGAGTCAGTTATTCCACCAGCAGTTGTGGTTGTGCCTGATTCACCTTATTTAGAATTAGAAACTATTAACAAATCTACTATTCATACCAAGATCAATTTTACTATTTCAGTTGCAGTTGCATACAACAGCAATCCTGCATCACTCGACAATATCGAGCAACTAATCATGAGTGTTCTGGCAGTTATCCCAACTGGGTATGTTGTCAGCTCGGTTGAAAGACCGACAGTTTCACAAGTTGGTGCATCAACGCTGCTTATCGCAGATGTTCGAGTATCTACCTACTACACACAAACAGCATAAGGAGAAATCATGGCAACAGTCGTAATTACCGGTCGTGATGTTGGTTTATCTTTCACAGGTGGAACAGATATTCAAGCACAAGCGACAAACGCAGTTCTAACCAAAGTCAATGAGCGTCAGGTTTATCAGACTATGGATGGAGAGGCTTACAAGACAACAAATGTTTCAGGAACATTCCAATTGGATATGTTGGCAGATTGGGGCAAAGCAAACTCAGTTTGTGAGGCTCTATGGGCTGCTGCCGAAAGCGCACCTGACACAGATATCAGCATGACATTAACAGCTGCATCAGGAGCACAATTTGTGTTTCCAGTAAAGCCAGAGTTTCCAACTGCTGGCGGATCAGGTGTTGATGCTCAAACTGTTTCCTTTACTTTCACAGTTTCAAAGGGCGCAGTAGTCGAAACATTTAGTTAAGATCTAACAACGGGAGCAAAAAATGAAATTACCAATTACAATTGAATACAACTCAGGCGAGCAAGCCACTTATGTAGCCCAACCGCCTGAGTGGGCAAAATGGGAAAAGCAAACTGGTCATACCATTAGCCAAGCAAAAGAAAAACTTGGCATGTGGGATTTGATGTTTTTAGCCTATAACGCACACAAGCGAGAAAAGGCTGGAACTCCAGTTAAACCATTTGAGGCTTGGATGGAAACCATTAGCGATGTAATTGTCGGTGATGCAAACCCAAAAGCCACCCAGCAGGAAGCCTAAACAGGTTATTGGTTGAGCTGGCAATAGCCACAAAAATACCAATGAGCGAATGGGTTGATGCAGAGGATATTTTAACAGCAATCGAAGTATTGGAGGCGAGGTATGGCAAATGAAACTATCGCCTACAACAAAAAAGATTTGCGTGATATTTACAAAGCCTTCAAACTTATGGATGAACAGGCTACTGAGGAAGCAAGAGCGCAATCTGCTGCT